CTTTTGCTTTTGGAGATATATTGTCACCATCAATAGTTAATGTTCCTCCTGTGATCGAGCCAGGGTAAGATATCCCAGGAGCGGTGTTTCCTGTCCTCATGGCTTCGTAGATTTGTCTTGTTAGTTCTTTAGTCCTAACTAGTTCTTGACTTAATCTCTGCTTTTCAGTTTTTTCTGCCGCAGATAATGTTCCCGAATATGAATCATAATTTTTAATCTTAGCTTCTAGGCTTTTTATCTTATCTAATTGATCAAGATATGTTTCGCTATTTTTTCGAAAGGCCTTAGTTAATTCGGGATCAGTTCCAAACCCTGTTTTATCGTAAACGTATTTGTTAATAGAGTCAAACACATAGTTGAATGCTTTTCGCAGATACGGTGTTAAGAAATCTACAATACCATTAAACATATTAACGGCTGCGGGCTTTACAGTATTTTCCCATATAGGCTGCACCCATCTCCACAACTTGTCAAACCCATCTGAAAATTGAGTTTTTAATCTTTGCCAAAAATCTTCTACATTTCTAGACTGCAACAAACTTCCAAACGCATTATTGACCCAATTTAACACACTTGATAGTGTATCCTGGAATCCTTTGCTGCCTACTAATTTCTGTATGATGTTCAGTATAGAATCACCTAACCGTATTATATTTGGAGATAGTTTGGCAACTATGCTAGTCCATAGGTCGTTCAATGCCGCTCCAACATCTCTAACTTTAGCTTCAGCATTAGCATAGGCCACGGCAGACCCGTTTGCTTGTTTACCTGCAGCACTCTGTGCTTGCCCAAGAGCTTTTAAGATATCATTGATCTGCCTAGCAGTGTATGTCATCTGTCCTGTTGCCAACACAAGAGGACTACCTTGTTGACTGAGTAGTCCTGCTATTCCTCCCATAGATTGCTGGAATGCTCTAGCTGACCTACCCATAGCAGCATTGTTTTGTGCCACTATCACTAGCATTTCATTTGATGACTTACCTGACTTTACAGCATTTACTACCTGTTGATTTGTGGTGGTTAACATACCATTGGTAGCAACTTCGATGGCCGTTGTGGCATCATTGATAGGAACGTTGATACCTTGGAAAGCTAATTGTAAGCTTCTAGCAGCATCTTTACCGCCGTATTGTAATTGTGCGTTGACAGCTGCTCTAGCTGCTGCTGCTTTTTCTGGACTTAGCTGGGCGACAAAATTTTGCCAAACTTCTTCCATTTGTAAATCTTGTAGTTCCTTAGCGATCTGATCGCGTTGCTTGCCAGTAGTTTTGCTCAACGCATCTAATTCCATAGCGTATTGCATTACGCCGGCTCGAACCATACTGGTATTTTCTAAACCTTGTTTAGACATCGTTCCCTGACTTCTCATGAAACCTAGAGTAGCATTAGCTGCTTCTTCAAAAGTATAACCAAGACCCAGTATCTGATTCCTAAATGCGCCTTTCATTAGTCCATTTTGTAGCTCTACGAATTTATTAATACCCGATTGTACGTTGCCGCCCATAGAAGCAAATATGTCACTATTTTTACCAACTACATTAGCAAATTCACCTAGCGTCAAAAATGCTCTAGAAGCCTGTGTTCTAATTTGGAATAAGTTTCCGCTAAAGTCTGCTCCAACTTGGGTTAACTTTCTATATACATCTAAGTATTGTTCTCCTGTGCGTAGTAGACTTGCGAATAAACTAGCAACTTCTCCTACAAAGAACGGAAGATGAGAGAAGCTAGCAAACAAGTCGCTCATCTTGGCTGTGCCTTCCATAGCCTTTTGACCAAATTGTACCAGCCCCTTTATAACTCCGCCAACTACTTCAGTAGCTTTGCCCACGATAGAACTCAAGCCATCAAACACGCCTGTTACTAAACTGCCTGCTGCGCTCAATGCTGATAGAGCGATACCAACTGGATTGATCCTAGAAGCCAGTCCTGCCATAGCACTAGCAGCACTTGCCGCTGCGTTTCCGGCACCACCTCCTCCTCCACCTGTGTTCATACGAGCCATGAGATTAGTCAAGGCCGCGATGTTGGCGTTGGTTCGTCTTGCTTCGGCTAATAACTCGCTTAGTGTTTGTTCGGTTGCGCCATTCATAGATTAAAAACCACCATTATATGTATAGATAAATAGAATAAAGTAATCCTATATGGTTATTTATTGGAGATAAAATGCAGAAAAACCTACCACCGTCAAGAAATAATCCTCTTGTGAATTTCATGAGACAGCCAAAAATCTACATACGCTTGCCCAGCGACGGAGAATTTTGGGATCCTAAAAGCCTAGACATGCCCGAAAATAGGGAATTTCCTGTGTTCTCTATGACAGCCAAAGATGAGCTGATGTTCAAGACACCCGATGCTCTAATGAACGGACAGTCTATGGTTGATGTTATACAAAGTTGTGTTCCTAATATTAAAAACGCATGGAACTGCCCCACTGTCGATCTTGATACTATATTGATAGCCATCCGACTGGCCACCTACGGAGAAACTATGAAATTATCCCATAAGGTACCGGTGATCGATGAAGATGTAGAATACGAAATCGATCTTAGATTATTGTTAGATCAACAACAGAACAATGTATGGATCGAACAAGTTGTGATAAGAGATGATTTAATTATTTTTGTCAAGCCGCTGACATATAAGCATCTTACACAGACCAGTATAAAAAGTTTTGAAACCACTAGGATCATGTCAATGATTAACGATGACAAACTGTCCGATGAACAAAAACTTAAAATGTTCAATGATAGTTTTGTAAACCTAACCAAGATCACTGTAGATTTAATGGCTGAAGGAATTTATAAGATCATAGCAGGTGATCAAGAAGTAACCGATCCAAAATTTATTTTTGAATTCATATCCAATACCGACAAAGATGTTTTTGAGAAAGTACAAAATCATCTCAAAGATCTCAAAGAGCGAAACGAAATCAAACCGTTAGTGGCAGCGACCTCAGAAGAGCAACAAGAGCAAGGCGCACCTGCCACTTACACTATCCCTGTTAGTTTTAATAATTCAGATTTTTTCGGTTAAGGCTTTTGACTCTAAGCCTAGAAGAAATAGATCAAGTAGCTAAAGATCTAGAAGAAGAGTCAAAAGCCATAAGAAAACAACTGTATAAGATGGCTTGGTATATGAGAGGTTCGTTAAGTATAGAGCAAGCATTTATGCTCGACTACAATGACAGAATGATTATATCTGATATAATTGAAGAAAATCTAGAAACAACAAAAGAAACTAGGATGCCGTTCTTTTAAATTCCAGCTCGGCGTAGTCTTTGATCCATAGAACGGATAGTACTACGCAAATCATCAACTTCATCGGGCGCTGCATTACTACTACTTGCTCCGGAACTACCCCATTGATGTGAGCTGTTTGAACTTCCGTAATCTGGACCGTTTGTCTTATAACTCTGTCCTCGATATCCTGCTTTTAGTCCTCCGGGTACAGCACCTACTGTTTGTGCTACACCACCTACGGCTCGCGATGCTAGATTACCTACACCACCTGCTACGTCGCCTGCAGCAGTAGCTACATCTCCCACTGTACTTCCAACAGTCTTTGCCACATTGCTAACACCTCTTCCAACGCTGCCTAGCGCATCGGCTGCTTGAGATCCAAATCTTTTAACTCGTTCCCATTTAGAATCTTGACCATTCGCAGCAGGAGCAGTTGCTGGAACATTACTTGGTGCCGGTGTTGCTGTAAGATTAACAGGAGTAGGTGATGTTACAGGCCCTGCTTGAGGAGTTGTAGTTACCGGAGAAGCTGTTGCTGCTTGGGGAGTTGCTATAGGTGATGCTATAGGTGATGCTTGCGTAGCAGTCCTAGTTGCACGGCCACGTCTTTTTTCAAGAATAGTAGAATCACTTAATAGATGTTCGATCTTCATAATATTTCCTTAAAGGATATTTCATTTTATTTATAACTTTATAAGTGAACTACGTTCACTTGCTTCATCGCTAACGCTCGAAGCATTTTTCTTTCGAAGAAAGATATAATATTATCCAGATCGTTCAGTCACACTTTGCCCAGAGAGGGCAAAAAATGAACATTATCCGAGTCGAACATATGTCACTTAGTGTTACTGCATTACAGAGGCGGTTGGCCTGTACCTCGAGCAGCGTCTTTATCCAGCGGCGGCTTACAAATATACACTAACATATTTGTAAACGTAGGGTGTCTCTATCCCTTCATTTTGCCTATACATTCCTTTTCAAACAACTAAATCGCAGGTCTTGATAGCGATCTTCATCCTTTCGGGTAGTAGTTGAGCACTCTTATCGGCAAGAGATTTCCCTCCCTGTGATCCGAGATCCAGGTTTCCGGGCACCAGAAATTAGCAGGTGCGAGCCTTGAGACCGATTAACTGAGCCTAAATTTTGTTTTTTATGTGGGAGCCATGGACACGGACTGAGATCTGTCCGTTATAGTATTCGTTTGATTCTAATACTTTGCGGTCGAATTGTTCGCGGGCCTCAACGTACGATGTTTCTGCTTTGCTTCTACAGTAATGTAATATTTCTCTTGTGAAATTTTCTTTGCCTAATAACTCAACGTCTTTGTTGAGTTCTAAGTTTGAGCCATAATATTCTTGCCAGTCGCTATCTATTTTGCTTCTGATCTTCTTTTTCTTCTTCTTGCCGTTCTTCAACGTTACCGTCTTGTAGGTCGTTTTACTAAACTTTGCTAATTTTTTACCAATGTAGAGTCTGCCTGAGGTATTACATGAGATAAGATAAACAAATCCCACGCAATCCTCGGGCAGTTCTTCAACTATAGAACCTTTATGGTACCAAGTCATTGATTACTTTGCTGCTTTAGCTTCCTTGCGAGCATTTTTCTCAGCAGTGATTTCGTTGCGGCGGGCTTTGACAGCTTTCGACAACTCACCTAATGCCTTGCGAGCACGGGTGCCGGCAGCAGCATTGCCCGCTGTAAACTTGGCATCTTCTGCTAGGAATGCTTCTAATTGATCTTTAATCGCTTGTGTTGTTGACATTATTATTTTTTCCTTTTTGTCTATGAGTTTGGTAATGGTCTTTATACAATTCCATTTTGGCTCTCCCCACATTTTGTAATTCTTTGGCCATTTCACCGCTTAATGTTTTTAATACTTTCAATGCTTTACGTAGTGCTACTCTGCTAGATCTAGATTGTTTTCCAAGTATACATTGAACATATGCATTATGATACTCAACCAATGCTTTTAAATATTCAGAGTGTAATTCTTGATATCTCTTAACAAGCATTTAGCATTAGGCCTCTACGTAGTCTGACGAATTTGAATAACTGGTAAAACCGTTTTCTTTGATCACTCGAAGTACATTGTTTACCCTGCCTACTAGTTCGTCTTTGTGACTGATCAAGTATATATTCTTGTTGCGCTCTCTGCCCATTTTTTTCAAAACAGCTAACCCTGCTTCGACTCCTGCCGAGTCCATACCTGAATCAATCAACTCGTCTACAAACAGTAAGTTTATGTGCTGATATAGATTTTCCCAAACATCTCGGAAAGCAAAACTCAATGCTAATATAAGTCTATTGCGCTCTCCTCGACTTAGGTTGTCAAAGTCGAGATCTTGCCCTAATTGTGTTATCAATACTGAAAGATCATTTTGGAAGACTACTGTATGTGGTAGTCCTAACCTATCAATGTAGTATCCTAGTCGCTTGTTTAAGAAGCTCAAGTTCTGATCGATGATCTTCTTACGAATAAAACTATCTTTGTTTGTTAACAGTTTAAGCAAGAATTCTTGATGTTCTCTCAATTTAGTCAACGTGTTGATGGTATCCCATGAGATTTCCTGTATAGCGGTCTTCTTTAGTTCAGCTATTTGTTCTTCGTAAGGATTGTGTTCGGCTATTTTTGTTTCTAAACTAATAGCCAGACTATCTAAATTATTTTTATGTCCTAATGCTTCTGCCTCTGTCTCGTAGAACGATTGCGGACGTTCCGGCATGTCTCCGTTTCCTAATTCATCTACAATCTTTAATAAGTCTTGAGATACTTTGTCGAAGTATTTCATCGCCTCGCTTAAATTTTGAACAGCTGAGTTGATCATCTCTTCGTGTTTATGATCGTGAAGTTCTTGTTCACAGGCGTGACAGATTTTATTTCCTAAACTTGCTAACTCTTTTTCATATTTTTTAACAGTTCGTTCGGCTTGCCCTACAGCAGATTCTAGAGTTGCCTTTTGTTTGTTTAAATTTTGAACTTGAGTTCTATACTCGAGCCATACTCTTAGTTGGGTGTGTGCCTCTATTTCGCCTTCAATATCTACGCTTTCGAGAGATATAATAGCCTTGCTGAGTTTTTCTATGTCATCATACTTCTTATTATCCCAAGCAGAGCTTTTAATTCCTAGGCTGTTGATACTTTTCTGTACATTCTCATTAGCGGACTTTACTCCGTCAATGCGATATGTTTCCGCCTGTATTCGATCTTTAGTTTCTTTGACTATTGCTTTTAACGATTCTGCTTTTTCGCTCAATAGTGTTATGCCCAACAACTGCTCAATAACTTCACGCTGGTCTGCTGCTTTCATTGAAAGGAACGGCTCTGTATAGGTATTTAAAGCGACAATATGTTTGAACATAGTATGACTCATATCAAGTAATTGCTCAATATGTTTCTGTGTTTCTCTACTATCTCCCTGTGCTTCGTCAGTATCTGTACTCTTTTGTTCCTGATCTCCTACAAAGAATTTAAGCACGTTGGGTTTACGTCCGCGTTCGATCTTGTAATCAACACCGTCCCTGTTAAACTCTACGGTCACTAACATGTTTTTACCGTTAGTAGCATTGATTAAGTTTTCTTTTCGTATATTTGTTAAGGCCTGCCCGTACAAAGCATAACTCAAGGCATTGATAATAGTAGTTTTACCAGTTCCGTTGCGTGATCCGCTGTCATCACCGCCTAGATCTAAGTTAGCACCAAGCACCAAGGTGAGCTGTTCTTGGTCAAAGTCTACTGCTTGAGTTTGATTGCCAACACTCATAAAGTTTTTAACAGTTATATTTTTAATTTTAAACATTATAGGTTCTGATATATTTCAAGTAGGATTTTCTTATCGATGGTGTCTGAGTCAATATTGACTAACTGATCTGTCACGATCTGGTCAACACTTTCAAATTTAGCATCTGGGCTGTCTTCTATCGAGTTTTCTACATTGTTCTTTTCTTGGATGAGACTGATTTCTCTAATATCATGTTCGGCGATAAAGGTTTCTTTAAGGAAGTTAGCTTCTTCGTAACTGATGTCTATGTCTAGCTGTACTCTAAGGTACATCTTGCTCTTCATGATATCATCTTTGTTGTCTATAAGTTTGCTAAGTGTAAGTGTTCTGTACTTAGGAGCATCAGGCCATGCTTTAAACTCGGGCTCCCCACCCCACTCTAACATCATCATGCCTC